GATTGCATTTCGGAAACTAAATCATTTGTATTTTTGCCCTTGCTAAATCCTAAATCATTTAGTATTACTTTCTCTTTGTAGTATTTTGTTAGATCCATTTGCGGCTCTCTCGTCATCTAACTGGGCTTGTTCGTTAGCCCAATTTAAGTAATGTCTAACAATAGATGTAAAAACTTTTTTTCTATTTTCTCTTTGCCATTCATGTAATGGCTTATGTTTCTCACTCTTTGTTAAACTTGTATAAGTTTCTTTTGTTTGTGCAATAGCATATTCAACACCTAGGTCGTTGATCTGTGCTTTGTTTGGCAATCTCTTACCTTTACCAATTAACTTTAAATGTTCCATACTGCACGCTCCAAGCCAATATTCATTGTCCTTGTGTAAAAATGGGCCTGCTGGTGCTTTGCAGTAAGCACACAGCGTTGGCCTTTTGCTGTTATCAAAATGGAATGTTGTCATCATCAGACGCGCTTGAATTAACCGCATCTAAATCTTTTTGACTGGGCGATACTTGTATATCGTCTGTATCATCTTTTGTTTTTAATACAGCTTTCCAAGTCTTACCAAAGTCATCATTGATTTCAAGATACCCGTCTTTACCTTTTATAATTTCAGCTTCAACACTTTTATTCATAAAGGCTACAGATGTATCTTTTGGTGGCTCTTTTAATCCCATAGCTTGCGCTAATAACAACAAAGATTTAATACCCCTATCAACAACCTCTGGATTGTCATGCGCAACTGTAAATGTATGGCTGATTTTCATACCATGTCCGTCAACCTCAAAATACATTTTACAACCACGCCAGTTATTCTTACCCTCAATCAAATCTTCATCTTCGCCCACCCAATTTAAGGTATGTCTGCCAGGCTCAACACTTGATCTGCTTTCGGTATTCACATCATAATTAGTTAGATCCATATTATTTCTCCTTATTTATATCCAACATTTATATCCAGGACAATCGTCCTCTTTTGCGCCACAATAATTACAATAGCCATCTTCATACTGTTTATCTTCTCCTACATCATTTTCATTGTAAGTATCTGATTTCCCGTTATCTTTAGGCTCTAGTGCGTAATGCAATTTAATGTAAAAAGGGCTATGTTTCATTTAATCATAACCTCCCTTATTGCTTTCCATTCAAAAGGCATTTCTGGATCAAGTGAAAATCTATTTTTAGCTTGAAAACCAGGACCAGCTTCAGTAAATATTGTTCTGTCGCCTTGTTTCATTTTAGTAGTCATGTTGCCACCTTTACCTTTTACTTGGATAGTACCTATCTTGTAATTAGCAAACAACACGCAATCGCTGTGTTCAATAACTAAATCAGCAGCTTTTCTGTGTAGCTTTATTTGGTGGCGATCATGCGGTTCATTACTTGGATCTTCATATCTTCGTATCTCGTTGTGCGCTATTTGTAAAATCGTAAAACCTTTTTTACGCAACTGATTTATAAGACCAAGGTAATCCTTCCATGTTTCAAGCGCAACCGCATAACCTTTACCATAAGCAGGACTGCTTATCTCTGGCCATCCGTTTTGTTGACACACGTGTTCTTGTAGTAAAGTTTCAAGCCAATCTAAACTATCAATAACAACAGTTTTAAATTCGCTTTTCTCTTCTATAAGTGATTTTAGATTGCTTTCAAATTCTTCATAGCTTTGTGCTACAGGAAAGTGAGGACATTCTATTTTACCAATACCATCTTCTGTCTGCACAATAATAGGTTTGTTCATTGACGCACCAAAAGATGTTTTACCGATACCGCCTGGACCATACAAAGTAATGATAGGTGGTTTTAACTGTGCTTTAGTTCTTATATTAGCTAACGACATTTGTTTCCTCTTTGTTGTCAGCTTCTAATATAGTTTTCATTCGCACTTCATACTGTGCAAGAATAATCATCAGATCATCCCTGTTTTCGTCAACCATAGCTAATGCTCGTTGTTTTTCTTGCCAACGCGCAAACAAAGCCTTTGCTTCATCTGGCATAGTATCAGCATCATACGCTGGTCCATCACCAAACTGTATGGTATTTTTTGGTGCTTCTGGCACGTTTTGTTGTGAATTATCTTTTTTAGACATTTACATTCTCCCTTTTTTTGAGTTATAAGTATCACATATACTTCTAGCATTACACCAGCGACAGCCAGCTTCACTATAATTATATGTGGGTATTTCTTCAAAACACGCCTCTGCGGCTGGCTTTAAAGTTTCATAGCCCCATTCAACCAAATTAACGGCTGATATGTAGTATGATCGGATTTGACCATCTTTGTGCCAACCTCTTGGTTGCACAATGGTCATTTGAACTTCTGTATCTTCGTTACCATAACGAGATAATGCACCTAAAGCATAGATGCGTAACTGTGGATTGTTAGGCTCTACAGCCCATTTACCAGACTTTAAATCTACTATTTCTAAATGGTTTTTGTTTATTAATATAGCATCAGCTGTACCCCATAAATCGCTATGTATCTCTGGCATCCTAACCTTTTCTTCTATGAGTGGTCTTGCTATATCAAGATCGTGCATACGCTTGTCAATGTATTCTACATATACCTTTGCACAATCAACCATGTCTTGATCTACTGTAATATCAAAATCTTCAACGTGATGTGTACTACCAAGATAGTATTCTTCAAGCGTCAAATTTTGCAATCTCCCTTTTAATAATGTTTCTACCATTTCATGTATCAATGTACCTGTTGCGGCTGGCACGCCGACCTTATATTCTACATTCTGCGCAAGTTTAGGCATGCCTGGACATGACATCCAAATCTTTGCTGCGCTAGGACTAAGTAATGCGTGTGCCATTTATGGATCTATAAGAATCTTCTTCCATTTTAACGACATCTTTAAGATCATATCTTATCTTACCACCTATTTTAAAATAGTTTGGTCCTTGCCCTCTTTGTCGTCTATTGTCTATAGATTTTTTTGTTACGCCCCAGCGTTTAGCTAGTTCGCTTGCATCTATAGTCTTGGAAATGTCAAAAGTAATTTTGTCATCAGATTCAAATATTTCCATAATTTTCCCTTTTTTTATATATAAGTGTTAATATAGCATAATATTACTTAAAGTGGAGAAAAAAATGAAAAAAATTGTTACTGAAGAATGGGATCAATCAATAGATAGATTAGCTACCAATAATCAGGTAGATGGAAACCATTACAAACAGCATACCATACAGCCAATAGAATATATATATGCAAATGAACTAAGTTACAACCTAGGTAGCACACTTAAATATATAACTAGAAAGAAAGGCGGTAAAGAAGAAAGAATCAAAGATCTTATGAAAGCCAAACACTTTATAGACTTAGAATTAGAAATGGTTTACGGCGTAGATCAACAAGGCGAAAACTTAGGTAAATATAGTATTGAAGTAACTATTGGCTAGTCTTGTAGCGCTTTAATAGTTTCTGCTATCTCTTTATCAAGTATTTCTGGGTATTGTACTTGTAATAGTTTTCTAGCGTTGGTTTGATTTTTTCTAAATACTTCAGATATAGCATCTTGTTTTGCTGAGTTGGTAAGTTTTTCATATCCAGGTGAGGTTATAAGTCTAGCTAAAATTTGTTTTGTTTGTAGTCTTTGTTGATTTGCTAACAAAGTTTCATATTGTTCTGCGTTTAGTTTTACATTACCAATAGTCCTTTTAGGAAAAGGCGGCGTGTAGCCAAGATTAACAAACTCATTAAAGACAACATCATCTGTAACTGTTGACACTCTTACAGGTGAGTACCTGCCACCCAACGGATCAAATGTTGGTGTAAATGTTCTTATTTCGCCAAACACATTTCTTTTTGGTGGCAGATCAACAGAGGTACGAGCGCCAGTTGTACCAACAATTTCTGGAAATCTATTTACAAAACTATCACTAAAAGACTGCACATCCCTTATAACAGGATCATCTGCTTTTCTTTCGTAGTATGTAAATGTAGGCACAAAACTAGAAACGAATCTTTGTATTGTAGCTTCACCATATCTATCTGGATCATTTATCATTTCAATAGTATCACTTAGACCAGTTAAAAAAGTTTTGTTTGTTATGTTTTCTGAGAATGATGCAGCCAACATAGACATCAGCTTACCAAGCTCTACATTTTCCTCGTCTGTAAGTTGTCTATCAACATACTTACCAATGTCAGACATATCTGCTGTTATGCCAAAAAGAATACCAACAGGTTCAAACCTATTATAACTATAATATTTATCACCAATTCTAAGTGAATATGGCTGCCAGCCTGTTTCCATCAAGATTGATTTTTCTCTGCTATCAGTAGGACCACGACCAGTTATAAGGCCAGAGTTTGCATAATACAATACAGAACTACCAATGGCAGCA